GGCCGGCGTCGTCGCTCTCTATCTGGCAGGGGCGCCCCTGGAATTGCTGTTGCTGGCGTTCGCCGTGAACACGGCCCTGCCGCAGGCGGCCGGTGTGGCGCAAAACATGCACTCGCTGGTGGTGGGTGCGTCCCGGCAACTCACCCAGCTCGTGCCCTGGCCGCGTATACCCCCGCCTACTGTGGCCGGAGCTGGCGGCCACAGGGTCAGCAGGTTTGTGTTCGTCACCGCCGGAACGCGGGGTGACCGAGTCACCCCGATAGCTGCTGCTGGCGCCCTCCGTGCTCTGGGCGTAGAAGCGAAGGTGGTGCACGGAGTCGGCCATATTGACGGGGCTAGAATGCTTGCGGCGGCAGAAGCAGGTGACGTGCTCAATGCAGGCCTGTTGTCGCTACAGGCAGTGGCGGTCGCCCTGAGTGAAGCAGTTCCAGGCACTATGCTCATTGCCCCCCCACACGTGGCGACAATAGGGTGCACCCGAGGCACGTACTGGGCGCACCCGCCCTTCGAGGCCCTGGAGACGATTGACCCAGGCGGGCCTCTTCTGTCTACTCTAGCATGGGGCGTGGTGCCCCGGGGCCCTCACGCCCTAGAAGGGGTCGGTGACCCCTTCACGGGTGGGCACAGCCCGGACGGCATCAACATGTTGGGTCGGACTAGGTCATTTACGCGCCGAGGCGTAGTCATAGCCACGGGGGGGTCGGGTGCAAGACCGTTCCGCGAGTACCCCGGTGCGGTCCCGGCGGGGCCTGACCACGTGCGCGCCTTTTCTAAAGCGTCCGTGGTTATCTCGCATGGGGGCTGGGGGACGCACAAAACTGCGCTCTCCTGCGGTGCAGAACACATCTCGACGACGACGGAGCTCGACCGGCAGACGCGCCCAGAGGCCCTGGTAGATGCACGCTTCCCTGCCGCTTCCGAGAACATGCTGGCAGGCATGGCGCTTGACAGTGTGGACTCATTCCGATTGCTCTGGCACGGAGCGTCGGCATGCCCTGGCTTTGGGACCCGGGCAATCCTAGCCATCATCTCCGCGTCGCTGTGGCGTTGCGCGTGTGTGATGGCGCGGGTCGCCCGTGACCTGGGCTGGCTCTGTGCGAACGCGAACGGCGGCATGTTAGGCGGAACAAGTTCAGCGGCTGCCATACTCGTGGCCAATGCAGGCGTGCTCGCCTTGCTCTACGAGCCACGCCTCGTCGAAGTCGTGGCACTGCCTTTGTTCTTCAAGGGTTGCAACGCGGCAGCCGGCGCAGTGGTGGATGAGCTCGCAGCTCGCGCCCCCGGTGTTCGCACTGCTCAGTGGTGGTCCGTCTGGTTCGCGCGCTCGGGTGCAGCTAGGGCAGCCGCCATCGCGAGCCTCGCGGCCGGTTCTCCCTCCGGGTCGTACATCATAGTGAGACCGATCGATCATGGGCCGCCGGTTTTCTTCCACGTCGCGCTTGTCATCGACGCGGTCGAATATGGCGGCGATTATGACTCCCTCAACGGGATGCTGCGCCCCTACGCTAGACCTGCGCGCGTCGATGGCCCACAGATAGCTCTTCGCGTGCCTGACCTGGCTCGCGACGTCGTTATCGATGCGTTTCGGGAGCACTCAGGGGAATACGGTCC